GCCACATTTCGCCGCCAATCGGGGTGAGGTCATACGGCTCAGTGAACTGGTAAACAGACGTTCCGCCGTAAAGGAAGTCCGGCTTGTCAAACTCTATCCCGCCGTTGTCCAGATCATCCCGGAAAAACGCGATGAACGTATCGGCCTGGGTGCGATTGATAACATACGACTCCGAGACGCTATGGACAGCCGCCGTGAAACGGGTTCTCTGCTTCGTCAGGCCGTCCATACCGCTTCTGATAACCGTACTCTGTGGGATGTCTGAAAAGCCATCTACGTTTGGCGACTGGGGCAGCGAGCCGGGCCAGGTAGCCATTAGACGCGCCTCCCTTTAGATTTCAGATCAAACTTTGAGCCAAGCTGTCTATCGAACTCACCTTGCATCACCTGCCTCCGTACTGTGTCGCGTATCGTAACCTGCATCTGGCGTTGTCCTTCAGGGCCCGTTGTTTCTTGTGTCTGGACATCGTGGCCTGTTGATGTTGTGGTCTGGTCATTGATGACAATATTTGTGCTGCCACCCCCGCCAACGCTAGACGGCGTAACTACACCTGATCCGCCCATGGTAACAACCTCCGGCCCGTTCTCGCCGACCATGTACGAGTTTCCGCCTGTTACTGAGCCGCCCATTGCGCGGGCGCCACTGTAGGTCTGTGATTGGATCTGAGCCACTTGAGCCACTGCCAGCGCGCCTATTGAAAACGCTAACGGCACCCTTAGAAATGAAGGCACGGTTGGGTCGCCAAGTGTGGAAGCAATGGCTGATGCCGCAGATATTGCGGCTTGGGCAGATGCAAGATTTTGATATGCTTGGAACTGATCCTCACCGCCCTTCTGCGCAATGGCCGCAAGATTGCCGAAAAATGACGCGCTATGATTTAGTGTCTGAGTTTGTTGCCTTACAAGCAGTGCCTTGCTGTCTGCATCAGCCTGATCTTGTATTTCTTTTATTTTATCGATCTTATCTTTTTCAAGCTGAACGAGTAAATTATTCCGGGCTTTTCCGGTTATGTTTGTGCTATCCAGAACAATATCGCGGCGGCGCTCGTATGATGCACGTATTGAAGCCTCTTCTGACATTAGGCTTGCTGCAATGCCTGATGCTTCTTTGTTTATTGATGCCTGCTCAGTCATGCCCGCGTTGCCTTCGCTGGCAATAGCATTCATTCTTTCTTGATGCTGCCTGAACGACTCTTCCCTTAGCGCCTCTTTCTCACCCGCGCTAATGTTGAACGAATCAATCATGTCTAGCTGGTCAGCGTAGCGGGTGAACTCTGCTTGCGCGGGGTTGAGTGCACTGATGACAGAGGCGTAATTGTCTGCGGCTTTTGCTGCCTTTTCTAGTTCGGTGGAAGAGGTCTCTGACTTTTCCCCTAGCGACTCAATTAACGCATTAACTTTTTCAATGGAACCGGATGAGGCGTCAGCGGCTAAGTTAAGCTCATCTATTTGTGCCTTCAGTTCCCTTGCCCGATTTATGTCTTCGCTGGTGGCGATTTGCATTGCGCCACCCTGCGGAGTTAACTGGCCGCTGTTCTTTATAATGTCCTGTACAGTTTCGAGTTTAGCGGCTAGCTTTTCCGCTTCTGTGCGGGATTCGATCATGTCCTGAGCAAAGCTGGCCTTTCTATTCTCAAGCTCTGAGCGCGTAAGCAGATCAAGGTTATCTGTGAGGTCGCCAATAGCCGTCTTTAGAAGCTGCGCCCTTTCAATAGCCGGGTCCATTGAGTCATTGAGGCTGTATATTGCAGCCGCTGCTGTTCCTAGAACAGTTGCCAGAAAAACATAAGGGTTAGCTCTTGCGGCGATATTGAACGCAATCTGTGCAACGGTTGCAGCGCGTGTTGCTACGGCGATGGCTGTCAAAGTTGCAGCGGCTCCGGCCAGCCCCGCGAAAGACGCCTTTAGAATGTCAACGTTTTCTGTGAGGGTTTCAACCGTCTGGGCTGCTGCATCAATCGACGCCTCGAAAGCATCAGTGGCTCCAGCCTCGCCTATGGCCCTGAAAAGTTGATCTACCCCATCTTCAAGGTTAGATGTTTTACCGGCCAAGGTATCCATCTGGTCGGCCATGGCACCGGCAAAGGTGGTGTTGCCGATTTCTTCCAAATAGCCGCTTATCGCCGTTGAACTATTACGGACAGTCGTCTCTACGCCCTGAAACGTAAATGTTATCTGATCGCCTTGCTTGCTGGCACGAATGCCGAATTCTTTAAGACGCTCGAACTCTCCTGTAGAAGCATCCGCCACTGCTTCGATCATCTGCATTAGGTCTTTGCCCATTGCAGCGGAGGTGTTGCCGAACGATCTTAGGGCTTTTTCAGTAGGGTCAAGGCCCAGAGATTTCATACGGATAAAACCTTGAACCGACTGATCAAGGGTAAACGGTGTGGTTTTTGCGAACTCTAGCAGATCAGCCCATGCTGTGTTTGCGGCTTCAACAGATCCCGTAACGGTTTTAAGTGACGCTTGCAGAACCTGTGTGCTTTTTACTGTTGCGAAAATGCTTTTAGCAAGACCAGCCGCGCCAAGTGTGGTTACTACTGCCGCAACGGCTGTGCGCAGTCCGGTGAAAGAACTCCCCAGGCTGGCAACGCTCCCTTTTGTCTTTCCTGCCTGATTACCAAACCGATCTAGATCTTTCCGCCCGCGCCGTATGTCGCTTGTGTCAGCCCGGATTGATAACGAATAAATATCAGCCACTTTTGACGCCTCCACCGGCTTGCTTGAATAGTCTTTGGAACTGAGAGCTTGAGCGTTCGCGCATTTCTTCTAGTGACCTTGTGTCATAAGGCGGTTCGGAATTAGCGTCTTTGCTTCTATGCAATTGTACCACATAACTTTCAGATAGCCTGTGCAGAGTCTCAGACTCCCATGGCGTTAAATCGGTGTCAGTCAGGCTGCACCAGGCCGCTATTTCTTGGTAGTCGATGGGTGCCGGGCCTTGCCGTGCGAAGCCAATCCGGGATAGCATTTCGATGAGGTACGCGCCCTGATCGTGGTCAGGTAGTTTCAGGCGGGAGTCTTTGGGGTCTAACTGCTTTGCTCTTTGCTCTTTTTCGCCCTCTGGCACAGCGTGAAGCCATGCCAGGTGACGAACAGCCAGGTCTAGCTTTTCCCTGACTTGCTGAAAAAAAGGGTGCGTTTCTGGATTGCCACGCTGATTTGACTTACGAACCAGTCGAGGCTCTCGTCTTTCAGCATCGCAAGCGCTTCGTCACTGTCCGGCTGGATTGCCTTGCCGTCTACCTCGACGTTCTGCCATGAGACTATACATGATTGCAGCAACTTAGCGCCACGCTCTGACGCCTGGGCTTCGTCGGTGGCGTCAAAGTCGCGGGCAAGCTCAACCGCCGCCTTCCGGTAGGTTTTCGAATCGCGTCCGTACACCTCAACAACAATATCAGTCTTGCCGCCAAGTGGGTCTTGAATGGGCACGGTTGCCGTGTCTTTACGGGTGAATGATCGAATATCCATTAAGGTGCAGCCACTGGTAGGGGCTTGCTGGTCAGGTCAATGGTGCATGACCCGCCGAACATGGTATTAGCAGAGCCTGCGTTGTAGGTAAAGCTCGACACGATGCCGGTGTAAAATAGGGTATCGCCGTTTCGATCAACAAGCTCAAAGCTGTGAACGTTACCTGCTTCATCACCATCAAGTGCAGACTGAAGCGCAATTTGGCCGGTGTTTGTGGAATCACGAGCAATTTGCAATGTCATTTGGCCGTAATCAATTGAGCCTGGGCGTTTAGCAACAATGCCGGTATCGACTGGGGTAAAAGTTACGACTTCACGAGTTCCGCCCAATTCGCCAAGGTCGCCAACTTCGCCAACGGCGTCAAAAGTCAGTGCCTGATAACCGGGTGCGTCATAAGTTGCAGGGACGCCAGCAACAACAGAAAGAACAGTGCCAAGAGTGGTAAATACGTTGCTCATAATGTAATCCTCTAAACTTCAGTTTTGATATAACCAATTCTACCACATTAATCTGGCAGATTCGCAACCTGTTCATCTATTGATCTGTCAAGCTCTCTTAAGCTGACCCGAACCATGCCCTCCGCCGCCTGAGTAGACCATCCATCGAATTCAAGCCGGTTTATATAGGCCAGGTTGTTGGTCAAATACCAAACATTCCCCGGCGCGTTCTGAGTCTCCCCCGCAATGCTGGTTATCGTTGGCGTCCCTGTTTTGTCGATTGCCGTTGTTGTGCCGCTTGCCGGGCTACTTATGGACGCCTGCCAATTGCCTCGCGCCTGCCCGCCTGTATAGCCCGGTGGTGGCGGGCCTTGCCATAGGCTAGGATTGCCAACAGGCGTGCGCAATACAACACGCCTCGATAAGTCTAGTAGCGTGCCCCTGACAACCTTATCCATTCGGTCGCCAGCAATGCGCTCTATATCCCTTAGCCTGCTAAAGTCGAAGTTAGCCAAACGCCCTCCAGTTCACGCTTACCGGCGTTAACCACCAACTACCCGAGGCCAAGCCTTGCGCAACATTTACCTGTTCAATGATGACGCCCTGGCCGTCAAAGTCTAGCCCGGTGCCGCGTGCAAAGTGTGCCGTGATGTCGTCAATTAATTGATGTGCGCCAAACTTTGAATCGTCCAATGGTGTGTAAATGCTGATCTGATACACGCCCACGAAGTCAGTTGACCCGCTAGGCTCAAGGCCAACAGTGG